CCACTTATCAAATCCTCGCTCAAGAAGCTTAATACAATTAGCTCGTCTATCTTCAAACGTTCCAGAAGCCAGCTCATGAAGCTTAGTAAGCTCTGGGCTATCCATATCAAAACGATTAATTGATCCACCTTTTTCTAATTCATGTAAATAATCATAAAACTCAGTAGAAAGTGTCATGCAATCCCTCCTTCATAGTCACTAAAGCCGTATCCTACTAAACCGCCATTAATAATCATTCGAGCATCATCAACCGATCGCGCAATTCCATGAATTATATTGTGTGACGTAAGCATGTGATGAAAACGTATCTGATCTTCTCTTGGTTTACCAGTTGCATTCTTAACTTCAATATAGAAAGCTTTGCCATCAATCCATCTAAAACCGGACAAGTCGGGAAAACCAGAAGGTAATCCAGTAGAAAAGAAACGCCCATCTGGTGTTCTCATCTTTCCAACGTTAGCACGGAACACTGTACAACCATGCTTGGATAATTCAATTTGTATCTTAGATTGAATACTATGCTCAGATTCAGACATTGGTTTCACCTTCTTTACTATAACTAGCAATAATTCGCATAACTTCATCATGACGTTCAATATTATTAACTGTTGAATCATTAAACTTTGTTTGTGCGTTAAAAGCATTAGACATTGTTTTGTAATACTCGTCAATTTCTTTCAAAGTTTGTCTACTAATACTTTGTGATTTCTTTTGCAAATAATTGCTATAAAGGCAAAGTACAATGACCGTCAAAGGTCCAATTGTGTTAATGATCGTCCAAATCAATGTCAGCCTCCTGAATAAGCGTAATATCTTTAGTCGGAATATAAAAAAGACGAGTATCAATCGGTTTCTGACTAACCACATAAGAATTAGAGCCATAAGTAAAGTCAGGTTCGTATGGTTCATCTGTTAATCCTACATAAGTTCTAATAGGCATTAAAGGATTAGAATATTGCGTTAGTTTTATATCATTCATTTCGTCAGGACTACACAAAACTGTCATTTCGTCTTGAGAAAACCTTTTTAAAAAAATCATTGATCTAATCTTCATAATGTTTCTCCAATACATCTGCAACCATAGTAGTTAATTGTTTGTAACCATGTTTCTTTTGATCTTCCTTTAATTGCTTAATGGTAGATTTCTTAATAGGCATATTGGTTAAGTTAATAATATCTACAGGCTCTGTGATACGAGTATCAATCTCTAAATTAAAGACAGTTCTACCAGGATAGAACCCTTTAACTCCAAGACTTAAATTATTAATTGAGATATCTAAGCCAGAGTATTCACTTTCTATCGTCTTTTTCAATTCGTACTTTAGTTTTTCTTCGTTGCTTAATTTTCTTAATGCGTACATTATTTTTCCTCCTCAGTTAAAATCTTATAGCCATATTCAAAGCGTTCAAAAGCTACTTCTTCAACTTCTCTTTTTATTTCTTCTTCGGTATAGTCATCGGGAAGTTCAATATCCTCATATCTATCTTCAGGTCGTGTATAAACTTCTGGATAACTCCACCAAACTCTAACTTTCATAGTTTCCTCCCGCACATTGGGCAATAGTTGATCTTAATTTGGTCTGCAAGTGCTCCACTTTCATCGTCAACATCTATACAGAGTTCTTTACTCAATACATATATTGCTGCGTTAAATAAACTATCTTGTGATTCGTAGTTATATAGATACTTCTGAGGCACTTTTTCTTCTCGCTCTCCTGCCGATCCTGTATAGCAAGTATCCGTGTGGCAATACGGGCATTGTTGCTGTTTTTTAGTCATTCCTTAACCTCCGTCCACACATGGGGCAATAATTAATTGGATTTGAAAATCGCTCTTGAATACCATTAATAGGATCTGCTGTATCATTAACGACAATATATAGCCAATACCTGTTATGACAATGAGTTGTTATGGTTAGTTCTTCTTCCGCAAAACCTAAATTGATAATAAAAGACTTGCCATAATCGCCCTTAAAAGTACAATACTCACACTTTTCTTTTGTTGCTAGCATTAATTATTCTCCAATTTATTTAAGTATTCTGAATTTGCTCCGCAATAAGGGCAACTAACTGTTCCTCTATCCAAATATTCAGCAAGATTGCAGATATTTAGTATCATCAAGCAACTACAATTTTCACATTTAAATATATCCATCATTCAATCACCAGCTTTGCGTTTACTTTGTGATAATTTGGGTATTCTTTTTTCAAGTTAGAAATAGTATCATGTCCACCAAGTTCATAAATACTAAATGGTCCAAATCCCATCATGTCTCCCTTAAAATCAATGATTGTGTAGTTATTATAATTATCTTTGATAATCATTCCTATATCTCCATCATTACTCTTTAACACATCACCCAATTGCCATTGCTCTTTTTGTTTATTTTTTGTCTTATCTACAATTTCCATATTTAATCCTCCACAACCAGATGCGCTTTTACTTTTTCAACGTAGTCCCATGTTTCCTTAAATGATGCAATCATTCTGTTAATTTCTTTGTATTGAATATTTACTTGATCGCTAAAATATCCATCTCCAGAGAGTACGCCAGGAACTCCATCTAGTGATACAACTGAATATCTACCAGAAATAGGTTCTTGTACAATCATTCCAAAGTCTTTAATGTTTTGATCGTAACTTTCAAAATAAATCACATCTCCTTTTTTCCATCCTTCATCTTTCTTTTCCTTGCGCTTATCTATAACTTCCATTGCTTATCCTCAACAGTTCTATGCGTAATAAGCTGAAGCATCTTGCAAAGCTATTTTTGTTGCACGCCTGTTTTCTTTGTCTGATAAGCTTGAATATTTAAGTTCATCAGCCATTGCATTATTAATTGCTCTGCTTAGTCTATCTTCCAGCTTCTTTTCTTCTGGCGTTAAGTCGTCGTAAGCTAACGCACCTTTTAAATATGGAACTGAAACGTCGAAAAGGTTGGCTAAGGCTTTATATGTTGCTTTAGTTGGATGGCTTTTTTCAGTTTCCCATTTAGATATAACAGAAAAATTTATTGGTTTTATTTTTAATCGATTCTGCCAAATAAAATTATTAAACTCTTCCGCAAGCTCGCTTTGCTTTAATCCATGTTCTCTTCTTAACTGCTGTATTCTATTTTTCATTTTTATCTTCCTATTTTTGCACAACACTATTGTTAACTGATTCGAATCGATATTCGAATCTGCTCATAAAATGTGACGGGTTGGCTAAAAAAGTGACTAGTTCGTGACGGGTTTGTGACGGGTTTTAGCCTTACAGCCTGTAAGATTGTGACGAGTATGACTAGTTTATTTACTAAAAATCAAATTATAAAATATAAAAAAAAATATAATAAAAGGTCTTCCCAAACCCGTCATACTTGGCAAACTTGTCACATTCCTTGTGGCTCTAGGGTTTATGACCCCTATTAACCCGTCACCGACCTGTCACAACCTGTCACACCTGTTACTAGTTGAAAGCAAATGTTGAATTTTCCTCTCTCAACTTAAGTCCAACGTAATACCAGCCATCTCTTTTATGTACTTTGACAAGCTTTTTACCCATTTCTCTGCCAAATTTAGTTGAGCTCATCTTGTACTCTTCTGAATTTCTAGCCCAAGTATGATAAGCGTCGTAAAGCTCTCTAGATTTAATTTCAAAATTAGGACCAGTAACGCATTGTTCGTCTAAGAATGCTTCCATCGGATCCATTTGTGCTCGGTAAGCTTCAACCACTTTATGAACTGCCTCTGGATCTTCTAAGCCTTCTTGTTGCCACATTAAGCTGCCTTGTACAACCCAGTTGAGAATGCCAGTATATTCAGACTTAAGTTTACTTTCTAAGTTCTTGTCAACCTTGTCCTTAGGAATCTGAACATTAAAAGGAATAATTTTTATTCTTCTCCAAATACCATCATCAAGACCTCTAATGATCGGCAAATGGTTAGTTGCCATCCAAATTTTGAATTTAGGCTTGTACTCGAATTCTGATCCATAAAGGAAACGGGCTAGGATCTTGTCGCCACCAGTTAACTGCTTAACTAGTGATTCATCGAATCTGTCCCCCTCATTCATTTCAGAACTAGTGACCACTCTTGCACCTTCAAGTCGAGCTACGTCTGAGTTAGCCGACCCACTCTGCATTTTTTTAACCACCAAGGTTTGTACGTTCATTTGCTTAGCATAGTTGCCGGCTAAATCACTAATTACATTTGAGAAAACCGATTTACCATTGCGTCCTCGTCCATTCAAAATGAAAAGACATTGCTCAGCGGTTGATCCGGTAAAACTGTAACCAATAGCTTTTTGCACATAATGAATTAATTCTTCATCATTATTAAATATCTGTTTTAAGAATTTATTCCATAGCGGAGCGTCCACATTGTCAGAGTATTCGCATACCGTTTGATGGCTAAAGTTTTTATCAATGTCATGGTCTTTAAGCTCTCCAGAAGTTAAATCAACATAGCCAGATTCTGTATTAAGTAACATATCGTCCTTATCAAAATCTCCGTGCTTGATAATTACGTACTTCTTAAACTCATCGATCATGTGCATCTTAGCCATATGAGAACGTGAATCTTTTTGGAATCTGTACCATTCGTTCATCATCTTGTCCTCTTCCGTTTTCGTTGAGAAACTTAATTCTGGCTTTTCAGTTTTGATGGAGTTAACTACACGTTCAGCTGCAAGTTCTGTTTTTTGATTTCCTACGTCTTCTTGCCAGTAAGAGCCATTAAAGAAGAACCACTTCTTATCGACAGCATTATATTTAAGAACTGTAGAAAATTGATCGCGCATTCTAAGCCCTCTCCCTTGATCGTCCCAGGAACGAGGTATGAATTTTTTATTTTTATCTTCATTAAAAGAAAACTGATAGGAAGATTCAGAATCCTGATTGTCACTTTCAGGACTGTAGATGTTCTGCGTGTCATTAATAGCTTTATTTAAAAGCGAAGTTCCATAAGTTACAGCACCATGCTTTTCATCGTATTTTTCACGCATTAAGCTAGAATTACGAAAGATTGTATCCATCTTGTGGAAGTCTCGACCACACCAAAACGCCAAATCATTAGCAAATGCTAAATCAGCTTCTGAATGAGAATCATAAAACTGCTCCCACCCACCTTGCATGAACATAGTGAACCTTTTCCCAGTCTTGGTTGAACTTTCAGCTTTTTTGATAATTTCAGTAACAGATAGGTCCACTGGTGTGATGTTGTCCGTGCTGGGATGTAGTTGGATAACTTTATCTTTACCAAATAAGAACTCATACAGTTTCTTCATTTGATCTTTTGATAAAGATTGAATTTCGGGATCAGGGATGATTGTATTGCCAGTAAGAGCGAAAAATCGTCCCGTTTGATACATCTCATAGTTGCCCTTGCGTCTTCTTTTGCCAGGAATTTTACCTTTAAAGATGGCATGAATTCCTGTACCAGATTGACTAACTTCCATATAAGTTTTATTAGTTAAAGACTGAAATTTATTAACTAGATTATTTGGATCATGGTCTCCCCGTATCCAGTCTTCTAAGTTACTATCGATATGGTCAATATCTAGTCCAACATATCCATTAGCAAAGTAGAAGGCGAGCCCGGACGCTCGTTCAACCTCCTTTAGTGCCCGAACTGCCGTATCAAAATCTGACCATGTACTTGGATCATTAGATTTTCCAGCTGATCCATCATAAGGATTAATTGGGATTTTGGTATTTTTATTGCGTTCTGGTATCCATTTAAGTTCAAACAATCCCCATTGCTGGAGTTTTCGCAACTCTTTTGGGATATTATCGTAAGTAAACTTTGACATTTACACCACCTCGCTTAACGAAACAAGCTGACAATCCATTGAATTACTGCACCAATAAAGTTAGGCATTAAAGCAATAATAAGGAAAAACACGATAATAAAGAAAAGCAAAATTGCCTTACATACTACTTCCATAAGTCGTGATTCTGTATCAAGAGATTGACCAATTACTAGACCAGAAGCGATAAATCCGATTATTCCAATCAATAGATACCAAAGTATCAACATTAATTTAATCATTCGCTAACTCCTAAAATGGTAAATCGTTGTCTGCTATCGTGCCATTAGTTTCAGCAAAAGGATCTTGGCCTCCCTTAGTTGCTGGATTGTTATCTGCTAATTGTTGAGCAACGCCAGATTGAAGTTGATATTTAGTTTTGTACCAACCGATGTATGAAGGTTTGTCATTATCTGGTTTAAAGTAAATTGGCGTTGATTCATTACGCTTTGTCTTTTTGCCTTGATATTCATCTTCACGAACCGTAACTGAGGCACGAATTGGCTTATTAAATAGAGCATTCATGTACTCTTCAATTGACTTAAAGTTTGTTGCTGGAACACCTGCAACTTTTGCAATATGATTAAGTACTTTAGGATCATACTTGCCGCTGTCATTGCCAGAACTATCTTTCAAAGTCCATACTGATACGAAAATATGACGTCCATGCTGTTTAGCATTAGTTTCAGAAAGCTCAGCTACTTGATCTAGGTCTTTTCGAACCACTAAATCAAAGTTTAAGTATTCGTGAGGATTGGTACCTTTAGTAGCTTTAACTTCCACTGATTTGATAATCATTTCATAGGTTCCTGCTGGAAGTGGTTTATTTTCAGTTTCGTAATTTACGTTATCTGGGTTAAAATCTAAAAATCCTGCCATTGTTTATTTCTCCTTGTCTTCTTTGTAATAAATCTTTAAATATGTTTTGTAGTTCTTAACGAAACCATGTTTCTTAATTACTTCATGATTTTTAATAAACGTATCAATTTCTGTATGTTCGCTTAATAGAAATACTTTATTTTTAATCATTTAATTAATCCTTTTGCTTTTGCTCTGTGCCAAGCCCATCCTGGTTTGTGTCCCATAGCTTTACCGTAAATTGCAAACTCTTTGAAAGAAGTAAAAGTACTAGGATCTCGAAGTAATAACTCCTGTTCTTTCTTTTTACGTTCTCGCATTTCTTTTGCATCAAGGTTGATCTTTTCAAGCTCGGCTCTCTTGTCTTCTGCTAATTTTCTAAATTCAGCTTCAAACCTATAACCGCATAGTGGGCATTTATGATAACTAGCCATAATTACTCCAAAACAGTTGGGACAAGTTTTAATGGTTATTCCATCACTTCCACCCTCTCTTTGTGGATGTTTAGCACGATCTTCTAGCGTCCACACTCTATCCATATCAGGTAAGCCAAATCGGGTATAGTTAGCCACTTGGTCGATTATTATTGCTTGCTTATCTGGCTGATATCTCATACATCTCATAGATTGTTGAATGAATAAAGATAAAGATTGCGTAGGCCGTAACATTA